TCTCCACCATCAAATGCATTATCTTCTGGTGAACCAGCCATTGGATTGTTAATTGCTGAGATTGCTGCATCGATGCTATCCTTAGTTTGTACTAAAGTATTCATCGTTCCTTCTAATACTGATCTAATTGATTGACCAAACTGCTCGCCAGCGCCATCGCCAAACTTATGCTTAATTTGGTCTACTAGAGTAATTAAATCGCTTCCTAACATATCTGCTGCATCTTCAATCATTCCTTGAAAACTTTTACTCATGCTTTGTGCAGCAATAATTACTTCTGCTTGCTCTAGATCAGTTTCATCTAAATCTGCTTCGTGTAGTACAGCATCAACTGCTGCCATATCTTCATAAACTTCTCTGTGTAGGATTGCACGGGTATATGCTGCGCCGCCCTTGCTTGATAGTAAATCAATTTCTTTCTGTACTTCTGCAAGATGACGACGTAATGATCGTCCGCTTAAATTTTCATCAATTGAAATACTTTCCTTGCGTAAAGCTGCTTTAGCTGCTTCTGCTGGGGTAGTAATTGTTGATATATCCTGAAACTTCATTGGTATCTCCTAATATGTTCGATGATTTATTTAGCCTAATTAACTAGCCTTTACGCATCTTATTCATGCGTGTTACACGCTTGCTAAGTGCATTAAACTTCTTTGTTCTTCTAGTTTTTGCAAGTATTCTGCCCTTCATCCTGGACTTAGTTCGTTTGAATACCAAACGCTTTTTGATGTCAATCCTTTTACTACAGCTACTAGCAGAACCAACTACTCTACCTTTACGGCGGCCTGTTGTGCAACGGACTTTTCTTTTAATTTTCTTTCCTGTCCTAGCCCAAACTAGCTTGGCTTCTACTAATATTTTCATCTGATAAATTACTTTGGTAAGTGGGTAATTAAGTAGCCCATCATTCCTAGCAACGATACTATAATGGTTCCAGCTGTTGTTACCATTGTGTTAAAACGCTTTGCTGCTGATTCGGCAATTAGACCTTTAAGGTCTTCAAAATTACTACTGGCTGTTTTCTTAAACTCTGAAAAATCTTCATGCAAACCTTCTAATCTAGTCTCAAGTGTTTCAAACTTTTCCTCTAAACGATTATAACGCTCAGCGCAAAGTTGGACATGCAGATTTAGGTCTTCGCTTTCTTTAGTGGCAATACTCATAATATCCTTATCCGTGTTCACATAACTCATCAGACTCTAATCTGTGGTATGGGTTTATGCGAGTTATCGCGGTATAATGCCATTATTAGCCAGGGTGAGTTGTATACTGCCGGTTTTGTTTTAACTGTATATTTAGCATTTTCAGAGCGAATCGTGTTTAATAAAAATTGTATTAGTTCTAGGCCCGCTTGTAACAATTTTATTACCAGTGTTAGCAGTTTGACGGGCACCAGTAGATAGCTCTAAGCCATCAAATTCTTCACTTAATGTTTTCTCGCTCATTGCACCTTGCTTATCAAGTATCCATTTATAGCACCAAACAGTGTGCTTTCCAGAGTATTCTTCACCAAATAAGCTACCGTCAATATTTTGATCTTCTATCATTTCAACACCAGAAAGAAATGGTTGGCATCTAGTAGCTACACCATCAATAAATTTTCTAAGGTTATCTTTGCTCAAATCATTATCTAAGCTAATATCAAAAAGAGTCCATGCAGAGAAAAATTCAGGGTCACCACCAAAATGTGATCCAGGAAGGGTCCAGCTTCTTTTAGTTGCCATTACATTTTTACTGGTTTAAACATGTGTTTACCAACTATGTAGCCTGCTGTAAAGCCTGCTGCTGATTTAGCCATTGTGCTTAAAAACGAAGATGACGAACTAGTACCATGTATGGCATTAGCTGGTCCTATATCGTTTATTTCTGCGTTGGTAACACCGTCTAAGATCCATCCTTTATTTCTTGCTAGATTTTCAAAAACTGGTAATAAATCACTTCTTCTAGCACGGGTGTGATAATATTGTAAAAGCCTAGTTACACATATTTGTTTTTGGAACGTAGTTAGGTTTTCCCAGTCTGTAACTAACCGTCTTAGACTTTTATAATTGCTTAAATTAACAAACATTTGTCCTTCTAATCTATACATTAAACGGATAGCAGTAGTTCTTTCTAATGTACCAGTAGCCATTCCTCTGAGAAAGTCTTTGCACATTTTTTCTTGTACATGTAATTTTTGAGCCATAACAGAGTTTTGCTCTGAACCTTTAAGTTTTGATGCTGTTTCATTATCTGGATGGCAAACAATATGCAATGCCTGATAAAGATCTGTTCCGCTTACTCTTGGTGCTATAAAATTACCGTATGCAATTGTTTTTTGTGCATAGTTTTGTGCATAAGGAGAAGTTTCAAATTCTTTATAAAGAACATATAAAGCAATCAAATTTAAGAAAGCACTATCTGCTGCATCTCTCAAAGTCATACCAGAAAGATAGTTGTTTCTAAACATTTTACTTTCGTTACAGTTGTCTTTGATAAAGCTGAAATCTGACATATTATTGATCCTTTTTCATAAATGAAGCTCTGTTTACAAACTTAATTTTACCATGTGGCGTAGATGAAACAAATCCTTCATGCCCATTGGCAGCTTTAATACCATTATCAACTGACTTATCTAACTGGTCTTTTACCATTTCTTCAACATCTGCAATTCCAGATATAATTTGCCACATAACGCTAAAAGAAGGATTAAATTGTTTGATATGTGCCATGACATTTTGCAATTTGTTTGCTGTTAATCCGCTTGCTGGACTTTGTGCCCAGGTCATAAATTCTTTGGCTAAATTTTTTGCTGAACCTAAAGTTTGTCCAGCGGCTGCTTTGCTATTAATAAACTTCTTAAAAATTTCTGTTAGATTAGCAATTTTCAAAGAACCAACAGTAAACGGATCTAACATTTGATCAATCTTTGCTGCTGCTGGAGTTCTTAATAAATTGCGTAAACTTTCAATTTCTGCCATTGGAGCTTTTATTTTTTTGTCTGCTGGAATTGAAGTTTCTGGACCTACTACAACTAGTTTACCTTTAGATTTTATTCCAAGATCTGTTGGAGTAGCTGGCTTGCTTTCGCCATCTGCACTGCCTGCTTCTTCGGTTGATTCATAATAACTGTGTATTACAACGCCTGCTTGACTACGAGCAATTTGCTTGCCTAAATCAGTATCTAATCCAATATCGTATGCAATTTTATTAGGTTTAAATCCTACAGAATCATCATCAATGGTAAGTTCTTCTGTCCGCATCCATAGCATGTCTCCTTGGATAATTTTTCCTTTAGTTGACTTTGGTGTTACTGCTTTAAGCAAGTCGTATACACCAGCAAATTTTGCAGCATACTCTGTGCGGCCTGGTTGGTCAGGCTTACGATTAAAAATCATTGCGCTTAACGCTTCGGCACTGGTTGGTCTGCCATCGTATTTCTTAGCACCAATTCCAGCTTTATCAGTTACAACAAAATTTTCAGAATCTAACCAACCAAATAAAACAGCAGGTGATCCGTCCCACTTAACAGTTGTTGTAGTTGCATGATTTGCAGCAGCATGCTCAATTGCGTCAAGGGCTCGAAGAGCACCAGCAACACCATTGTCATCTAAAATAATATCTTCTGGATGATCAATGCGAGCTTTAGCTTCAGTTAGCATTGGTTTATTAGGTTTTGTAATTTCTAAAATCTTCATTATGGTGTTCTTCCTTTTGGATTTAATGTGCCATCACTAAACAAGGACTGGATAAGTTCATTTCGTTGTTCGGGATTTAAATTTTGTACGGCTTTTTTAATTGAGTCTACTTGTGGTGGTAAATTTTCTGGAGCAGCTTTATTAGTTGTCTTGGCTTGTTTTACTGTGCCAATTAACTCAAGTGCTTTTTTACCCCATGCTACAAACTGCTCATATGCTTCGTCACTTTTTTCTCTACCTGCTGTTCTTTCAATCAATGCTAAATTAAACCATGACACAAAGAATGTATTAAAATCTGTCATTAATGTTGTAACTGCTTTAGATACAGTTGATCTAAGCTCTGGCGTTTGTGCTGCTGGAGCCAAGTGACCTAGTAGTGTAGCCTGTAGCATTCCAGCGTTAACTGCTGCTTGTGGCTTTGCTGCTAATGCTTGTAATTGAACCGTTGGTATATCTGCTACTCGCTGATCAACATATGAAACCAAATGTACTACAAAATTCTTTAATGTTTCTGCTAAATCCGGGTTAACACTTAATGTGTTTAATAACTCAGACCCAGGTGTAAACATCTCTGCATTAATCTTATCGCCTGCTGCTTCAAAGGGCTGTAAATCTTTATCTTCAAAAGCAAATGGTGTCCCATTTGCTGTTGGGTTAGCATTATTTGTTAAAGCATTAAATTCCCAATCTAACACTGTTGCTGCAACTACT